TCTGGACGCAGAACCCAGGTTTTGGTTCATTGTGTGGATAGTGACTGCCTCCATGACATTGACCCCATTCGCGGTTTCCAATGCGGACGCATGGGATAGTCATGTGCAGAAATGACAAGGGGGTGTCCTAATTCCCCCCATTTCCACCAATGGCGCGGTCGTGTGGGCTAGGTAGCTATCAAGGTCTGCCAACCCAGCGTCCCAAGTGTTTTGAGTCCTTCGGGATTTCATCCACTCGTACGAGCGGGTGCTGTCATTTTGCCCATTTCCCCTGGTTCGATGTTGCTTGCATTCATGAAGACAGAGGTTCGGTACGGGTTAGTACAGCATCTTAACTTAGAGTGGTTGTCATTTGCTTGGCGATGTCTGGTAGTAGCGGACCGGGTGATGGTAATCAACCAAATTCCACGTGTGCGTGGACGCCTGGTAGCCTAGTCATATCAGTCTGGCAGTGCCCGAACTGTGGTGGGCCAAGTGTATTTGGCTTATTGTAGTTTTGGTGCGAGTCAAGTTGCGGGGTATCCCTGTAATCTGATGTGATTAGTTCAATACCTAAGGAGAGTCTCCCTGTCGGGGGGACGTAGGGACCGGCGATACTGGTCTTTTGGGGTCTGGCCCAGGTGCCCCAGACGGACTGGCTAGTTGTGTGGGTATCAATCCCACTGGCTTGTCAGCCCGATAGATGTCTTATCATCCTGCCGTCTCGTGTTATTAGGCGGCTTGTATCATTTATATAGGTGCCTCTGGCGTTTGTCTGATTGTTTCCAGTGTGACCGTAATTGCTGCATTAGCTATAAGTCTGGTTCATGACTGAAGGGCGACTGCAGTTGGTCGGGGCGTGTAAGATCGCCCACACTGATGGCATAGGGCAGGCGTTTGTTGCATCATCCAATCATTTCAATCCTTTCATATATAATCCTTATCCTTATAGTGCTGTCTCGGCACAACGGGCGGCCCCAGCGTCTCACTGGGTCTACTCGACCTTCATGATAGCTGAAGAATCGAAGTGCACGTGCTCTGAACGCAAGGGCCCGCGGTTTTCTCTCAGAGCCCTGTCAAGTCTGAGAGGCTATCAACGTGTGGGGTTTGAATGCCCAATTCACAGGGGCCAGGAGTTGGCCCCTATGCCCACACGTGGATTCGGGTTAGGGGACCCGAGCTCCTATCATCAAGTCCGTAGTGCCTCTCCCTCTGAGGCATGTGACGTAGACGAGGATGAGTGGGGGAATGACGAAATTGATGAATTCGTTAGTAATTTGGGTCTGGATGACGATTCTGGCCCAGTTGCTGGCGGAGAAATCGAGATGGGACCTTTGGGAGTACTCACCCCAATTGTTGGTCCCGTGGGTGGTGCTGATGATCACCCTAAGCTGGAACCGCCTGCTGGGGCGGCCAGTGATAGGCAGGTGGCTGCTGAGACCGGTGTGCCGATCTCTAGTAGTGTGCCTGCAAGGCTCCCCGGGGTTGCGTGGGTGCCTAGGTTCACCAGTTCAACACACTGTAGTGGATCTTCCTCCTCGACTAGCTCTACACCTGCTGTGGCCATCCCTGCCGCCGTTGCATCAACGGCCGCTCAGATAGCATCAAACATGGCGTTGGTGGCGAGCAACATCGAGGTGGTTGTTCCAGACCCTAGAAATGGGGTCATTCAGGTTAGTGGGACTGTTGTTACCGAAGGTAAATACCCAATCCCTAAAGGTGATGTGGCGAGTGGCAGAGGAACTCCTGACTCGAAAGGGTTAGTGTTATATGATACTGCCGATTACCATATTGTCTGGGAATCAACTGATCCATGCATCTCGTTGTGGGTGGTGCCCTCAGAGATGTATGTTGTTAGTAGAATGGATGAGGTTCGATTTGGGTGGTGGATGGATGGGGTGTTGGGTCGTCAGGACGCCAAATTGCCTGAACCATTTTTGTTTCATAACATTAGTGGCAAGGCGAGAAGGACTCTCGGGTATCCGGGGCTACGTGATTTCGATTACCAAGAGGAGGCCTGGGAGTGCGAGGAGGATGACGATCTTTATACTGGGGAAGTCTCCGATTTAGGTTGGAGACATGATCTTACCGAATGGGCAGACGAGCACACTCCATGGGAGCCTGTGTATGTCAATCGTAAGTGGAGGAAGAAGAGTGACCAGAAAGGGGTAGAGTATAAGGATGCTAGACTCCCAATCGAAGCCACTTATTTCCCGTGGGGATTTTCTTATACTTACGATTATTATAGGAAGGGGTGGGTCTATCGCAGTTATAGCAGACATTCGTGGCGGCTGTTACATGGAATTCATGATGGCATCCACGATTCTGCTAGTGCTGTCTTTATGACTCATGACGTCCGACATCCAGATCACAAGGTGGTCCCAGTTTCTACTGGTGGTGGCCTTGCTTGCATGGAGTTCCGAATCACTAAGAATCGGGGTTTTGGCCTCGGTTGTGATGAGGATGTTTCTGATGCCCCTGAGGATAGGATTCCCAGGGAACCTATCGACTGCTGTTTGATACATCGCCGTACACAGACTCTGTATCATTTAGCAGTGTCCATACCTTTATTTCATCGCATCTGCGGTTCTATCGCAGATGTAAGTCTGTCGGATGGACGCCTTATGGAGCGCATCAGGAGTATCGCGTTTGCTGCTATTGGGGTGAATATCTCAATTACGTGCCTGGAGCAGGTCAGAAACAATACTTGTCAACTGGCCTACGACTGGACGCGGTATCTCCTGAAGACCTCACCGTTGGATTTTCCCGTTCCCCGGGAAGGTCCAGGTCTTACTGTTATGGATATAGACTTGGTGAGGTCTCATTACCGAGTGTCCCGGCTTCTCGGCCGGGCACTGCGGTGAAACAAGTGCTCCCAGCCGACGTGCTTAAGCGCCCCGTCGTGCTGACTTCCCTTGGGGTCCATCTAGAGGGCGCTGCCAGACCTCACCCGTGTCCTAAGCACGGGCCTTCATTAGCTGCTGCCTTTCGGAAACGTATGGCGGTTGCGTTGCCCGCCGCGAGTCGGGCTCTTAGGAATCGCTTTAGCCGTTTTGTGCGAAAACGTCTCAGGTCTATGTATAAGCCTCTTCCACCGGACACAGACCTGACTTTTGAGAGGTGGATTGAAAGTACCTTATACAGCCGAGCCAGAAAAGAACAACTTCGGGCGGTGCATGAGAAGGTCATGTTGTCTCCCCATTGGGTAGTCCCCAAGTGGAGGCAGGTCGACTCATTTGCAAAGCTTGAAGACTTTGAAGGCTTAAAACACCTAAGGAGCATTTATGCTCGGCGCGACGAGTTTAAAACTATTGTCGGGCCGCTGTTTAAGGTAATAGAGGAAGTTGTCTATCAGGATCCTGGTTTTATCAAACACATTCCGATATTTGATAGGGCCGGGTATATCCGTGACATTCTCCAAAAAGAGGGTGCCACGTATTTAGCAACCGACTATACTGCTTATGAGTCACATTTCACTGCGGATCTTATGGCCGCTTGTGAGTTCCAACTTTATGATTATATGGTCGAATTGCATCCTGAAGGTCGGAAAGTACTGAAATATTACAAAAAGACCGTCACCTCAGTCAATCATTGTGTTTTTAGGAACATTTTGAGCGCCCAGATTCAGGCTGGGCGCATGTCAGGGGAGATGACAACTTCGTTGGGCAACGGGTTTACGAACCTGATGATATTCCAATTCATGGCCCATGAGTTGAAACTGTTGGATGCGAGATGTATCGTCGAAGGAGATGATGCCATCGCACGCGCTTATTTTCCGCCTCAAGTAGGCCTACCTCAGGTACAAGCATTTTATTTGAATATGGGAATGAACGTCAAAATTGAAGTTCACTCTGACATGTGCCTCGCTTCATTTTGTGGCTTGGTATTTGACTCTGTGAATTTGACGAATATCCCAGATCCTTTGAAGAGCTTGTTGAGGACTGGCTGGACGGGAGGGAAGTATAGGGCTGCCTCCGAAAAGACACTCATGGAACTATTGAGAGGGAAAGCAATGTCACTCATGTGTGTAGCTCAGGGATGTCCTGTTCTTCAGGAGTTTGCCCAATACCTGCTTCGTGTAACCGCCGGTTCAAAGTATCGTATCGACGATTACTGGCTCAAAGCGCAGGTATTGCGGTCGCTAGGTCGTATGGAAGTGAAACCAGTAGAAGAGGCGACTAGGTTGGTAATGGAGAAGAAGTATAAGGTGACTAGACATGATCAAATGGTCATGGAACGTTACTTTGCGGAGAGGTCCGTGCTGGGACCTATTTTCGATTCAATCTTCACCACATATTACAAGCCTGATCAAGTCTTTTACTATTATCACTATAAGCACGACTACATTACTGACTATGTGCCTTTGGCGTTGCCCTACCAAAAAGTATATTTGGAATAACGGCTTTTTGGTGAACCATGCCTCCGAAAGGGAAAGGTAAGAAAAAGGGTCCGGCTGCTGCCCGAAAAGCTAAGCAGCCAAAACGTAAAGGTAAAGGTAAAGGTAAGGGTGGTGGTTCCAGTGGGTTTAATTGGAAGACATCAGCTGTCTCAATGATGACTAAGTATCTTGCTCCAGCGATATCTCCCTTCGCCGGGAAAATTGCTAGTACCATTATTGGTAGTGGTGATTACAAGATATCTAAGAATACTTTGAGTGTTGGGCCAATGCCCAGCTTTGGTAATGCTAATGTTCGCATTAAGTATAGAGAGTTTCTAGGCAACATAGTTAGTGGCCCCGTAACCAGCGGGGTTTCTGACTTTACTGCTGCCCAATTCCCTCTAAATCCTGGACAACGGTCCACATTTCCTTGGCTGTCTCAATTTGCCCTTAATTACGAAAAGTATCGATTTCATGGTCTAGTTTTCAATTATGTCTCAACCAGTGGTAATGCTTTGAACAGCACCAACACTGCTTTGGGTCAAGTGTTGATTGCCACTGATTATGATGTCCTGGATGCTTCATTCACTGATGAACGACAGATGATGGCTACATTGTTTTCAAATTATGGAGTTCCTAGTAATAATTTGCTGCATGCCGTCGAGTGTGCTCCAAAGACGACTGCTACTGAGTGGTTCTTTGTGCGCTCGGGTGAGCCCCAGTCAAGTGAGGATCAACGACTGGATGATCTCGGGCGTACGACTGTTGCCACTAGTGGTTTACAGGCTGCTAACGTCACAGTTGGAGGCTTGTGGGTCGCCTATGATGTGGAATTTTCAAATCCGTCTATAATAGCCTCCGGTGTGGCTGATGGCTCCTCCGGAATCATCCAGTTCAAATCCACTGGTACTACCAGTCCGTTTAGTAGTGTTATTTATACCAATGGCACTAATCCGCCTGCGGTTTATGCTTTCTCTACTAGCCAAGCTTCATTGTCGATCCCTAATGCTATAGCGGGTTCTACCTGGCTGATGTGGATTAACTTAAATTTCACCCCTAGTGGTTCAATAGGAGTTTCTCCACTGAGTCCAATAAATTTGTTAGACTTAAATCAGGCTGGTGGTACTGCCGTAGCTATACTCGATTATGTGACAGATACTGCGTACCCGACTTCTGACTTCATTGTTACTGTCCCGGGTACGTATACAACATCCAGCAAGGTGGTTGTAGTGGTTGCCTTACTTGATGGATCTGCCCCTTTGTGGCCTTGGTCTTCGATACCTGCTCCAATGCCACCTTTGATTTCTAGGGCGTTATCCGTGTTCCAAGATGCGGATGACAAGCTGGAGGAAAAGGTTGATGCTTCTGCATCATCTGCTGTAGTGGCAGGACGTTCTGAGTCCGTCTCCTCGATTCAGCTCCCGTTGGTCTTACCATCACGACCTCCGAGAGTTTCTTCTTGCCTTGTCCGTAGGTCTGCTGCGATTCGTCGCAGGAGATAGTCCAGGACTGGCCAGGTGGTATCTGGGGGGGTAATCCCAGATTAGTTCAAGT